GGAAAATGTCCCAGGATTACTTTCCTCAAGTAACGGAGCAGACATGGGAACAGTCATCTCAGCGTTGGCACAACGCGGGTATGGGCTCGCTTACAGGGTTCTTGACGCTCAACACTTTGGAGTACCACAACGCAGGCGTAGAGTGTTCATTGTCGGAAGTCTTGGAGACAACGGGCGAACACCTGCGGAAATACTCGCTATCGCAGAAGGCCGCTCAAGGTATCTTGAGGCGGGCGGAAAATCGCGCAAAAGTTCTACCACCGCTGCTAATGGAAGCCCTGCAACGGTTGGCACACTCCTAGCAAGAGATCACAAAGGTGTGTCAAGTGATGGGGCAGTTGAAGGAAAATTAGTTTTGTTTGATTTGCCAAATGATGACAAGGAACAAAAAAATGATGCTTTGTTATTTCAAGCCACAAGAAATGAAAACATAAGAATTTTTGAAAAACACAGTCCAACATTGGCAGTTGCAGGTTGGTTGCGTAGTCTCCATGTTTTTAGTCCTTCAAATTTTGCAAATTACTCAGAAAATGATGATGTTGCGGCAACTTTAAGAGCAGGCGGTGGCGATTTAGGAGGCGGTTCAGAAACATTATTGGTTGCTTACCCCATGCACGGGGCAATGATTGGCAGAAATGATGAGGCTGGCCCAAAAGGTTCAGGTTTTCTTGATGAAAATGATCCTAGTTACACATTAACTGCATCATCTCAAGCAAGGCATGGTGTTGTTATTGCTTTTGACAGTTATAACCACACAACTTCAGACACAAATCAAACATTAAGAGCAGGTACAGATTTAGATAAACAAGGAACAGTTTTGCAAAATTCTATGGTGCGCAGATTGACACCATTAGAGTGCGAAAGATTACAAGGGTTCCCTGATCATTGGACAGAAGGGCAAACAGATGGACACCGATACAAGCAATTAGGCAATGCGGTAGCCGTACCAGTAGTTCAATGGATTATTGAGCGCTTGGTAAAAGTTATCAATGAAGGGAAAGCGCAGTGACCTGGATAAAGTTAGATGACACTTTGCCCAACAATCCAAAGATTTTGCCGTTGAGTGATAAGGCTTTTCGTTTGTACATTGAAGGGCTTTGCTACGCCAACCAATACCTTACTGATGGTTTTCTAGCGCAGGCCGTAATCAATCGCCTAGACAATGGCAACGCATACCAAGAATTACTTAATGCAGGGCTATGGCTAGAAGTAGAAGCAGGGGCGCAGATCCACGATTATTGCGAGCATCAGACAAGCCGCAAGGTTGTTGAGGAAAAGCGTGAGCAGGTGCGCAATCGTGTAACGCGTTACAGAGAAAAAGGTAACGCTGTTGTAACGACACCAGAAACAGAAACAGAAACAGAAACAGAAACAGATAAAAGAAAAGACTTTGATCAATTTTGGAAAATTTATCCTTTGAAGGTAGGCAAAGGCGCAGCCCTGAAAGCATTTCTAAAAGCAATCCGCACAACTGATACAGACATAATCATTAAAGGCGCTCAGAGGTACAAATTAGACCCTAACAGGTCGCAGGCATACACAGCACATGCCGCTACCTGGTTAAACGCTCACAGGTGGCTTGATGAGCCTTTACCACCGCGTAATCTTTCTCCCGCAGAAACTAAAGAAAAAGAATTACAGGAAGCGAAAGCAAAAAAGGAACGAGAGAGAGCAGAAAGCGAAGCATGGTTCAAGGAACAAGAAGAACTACGAGAACGCGCAGTACCTCCACCCGCAGAACTGAGAGAACTTTTGAGAAAGAGTTTTGGAAAATAACTCAAACATTATCTGTAACTGTTACCATTGATGTAACCATTACAGGAGGAACTATGACTAAGCAATTAGTTAATCCCGCAATTGTGCAACCAGGTGATCATGTGTTAGCAAAAGGCCATGATTTAATGGTGAAGTACATACAAGGGCCTGATCATGTTGGCGTTTATGATTTTCATGGCGTTAATGAAACTGGTGCAGATCAAATTGCAACAGCGCAGGATCTCATTACACTTCTTAGGTGATTACTTTTCAGGTAGATGGTCAGCCAGTTCCGCAAGGATCTATGAAGGTCATCAATGGGCATGTCATTCATGCCAAAGGTTCAGAACTAGCCGCATGGCGTTCTGCCATTGCTTTGCGGGCTAGGGAAGCAGGGGCAAAGCCGCACCTTGAACCTGTTGAAATTGACATGATTTTTACAATGACCCGTCCAAAGACTGTAAACCGCCCTGAGCCATCAGTAGCGCCTGACCTAGACAAACTGGTGAGAGCAGTCCTAGATGGTCTTACGGCTATCGCCTATCGTGATGATGGGCAGGTTGTACGCCTGACCGCAGCCAAGATCTATGGGGTCACGCCTGGGTTGTGGGTTCAAATGTGGGCAAAAATGCCTGCGTAGGGTGTGACCAGTCACACAAAAACAATGACTAAATAAATGGCACTTTTTTTGCCAAATACCTACTACCTAGTGTAATCTTTTCTTTGTAAGGGGGAAACGCCCCCAAAGAAAGAAGGCTCCAAATGATGTTTCTCAAAGTTACAAATAATCGCTATGTTTCATTTGATGGCAAATTTGAAATTGTAAAACTGGGTGTTGGTATTTGGTCTGTTAGCAAAAAAAATGACAATGATCAATACTTTTCACTTTATTACAGTTTTTCATTTGAAAGCGCATCAAAAGCAATGGCAGAGTTGCAAAAGGTAGGTGCATAATGAGCAACCGCCTATGGGTAGATGACAATGGAACAGTAGTTTGTGATCAACACGCAGGTATGTATTTGCGTTGTGCGATTGAAGCAAAACCAAAAGCAATCAAACACCGCACACCGCTTGGAACTTGGTGCGCTTATTACACACATCTTCTAGGTGGAGAAAATTTAGTGTGTGAAGTTTGCACACCTTGGAATTCACCTGATCACCCATACAACAAAATGAAGGCAGGCGCATAATGTTAATTAGATACACAGAAAATGGAGTGCGTTACCAATACAAGGCAAAAAAGTGCATTACCAACATTCACCCTATTTGCATCAGTTCTGACTCAAATCTTCCTGAGTGCATTTGTTGGTGTGCTGAGTGCAGAGAACACAGAGAGGCAAAAAAATGAAATTCAAAGTAGAAGTAACTGTTGAACTTAATGACTTTGTAATTCCATCTAACAAAAGTCAGTCAATGATCAATGGCATGCAACGCGAGCAGGTGTTGTTTGCAATACAAGATAAGTTGGCTGACATGAAACCACAAATCCACAATGTCTATAAGCAACGATCCTAGATGTATTTGGTGCGGAACTTATGGCTCACCTGCAAATTTTGTAATTGTATTTGAAACAGAAGAAGGCAACCCACTTTGCGAGTGCGAGTGGTGCGGTAAACAAGAATGGTTCAGGAGGAAGGCAAGCAATGGCAAAGAGTAAATTGACACGCAGAGGCAAGATTGTTTTGGGTATTTTGTTTGTAATAGCCGTGTGTTGGCTGTACGACATAACAACGCCTGATCAATGCAAGGTAGCAATTGAGAACATGTCAGAGTGGTGCAAAGATTTGAGATACCCATGACACCTGAAGAAATAATTAAAAACCATTTAGAGCCAATACAAGATGCGCTTACAACCTGGATTGAAGGCCCCTATGTAGCAAAAATGTTGGCTCAACCTGAAACGCGTGAGCGCTACATGGGTTTTGTGGAAGGCATCAGATTAAGCAGGGCTAATGTAATTCAAGCAATTATTAACTTAACGCCACAGGAGGAAGAAGAATGATGTTTATTGCAAGCGTAATTATTGTGACGCTTTTGGGCGTTGTAATCTCTGAAATTTGCTATAAAATAGAGCAGTCCTAAAAATAACCTGAAAGGGGTAAAGAAATGGACAGTTTAGTTAATCGTTGTATGTGCGGTAGTTGGGTTTATGGTAACGCCGCTTGCGAAGTGTGTAGAAAGTTGGCGAAAGGCTAAAGCCTGAAGCGTCTAACACAGATCCTTTTAAGCGCCGCGTTAGCGGTAGGAATTGTGTTTGCTTCACCTGCGGCGGCTCAAGCACCTAAATTACAGTTGCATCAAATGCCGCCAAAAGTTATTGCGCTTGAAATGGTGAAGAAAAGTTACCCTGACTATAAAAAGCAATTTGCCTGTTTAGAGCAGTTGCTTTACAAGGAGAGTGGGTGGCGCGTAAATGCGCTTAATCGCTCATCAGGGGCGTTTGGGCTTTTTCAGTTTTTGCCTAGCACCTGGGCTAACTACAAATACCCTTTTAAGCCAAAAGATGCACACACGCAGATCAAGGCTGGGTTACGCTATGTCTATAAGCGTTACCAAACTCCCTGCAATGCTTGGGAATTTTGGAAAAAACAGGCTGGCCCTGACATGCATGGAGGTTGGTACTAATGACCACATCACCTTTTGGCCTGCCTTTACGCGTTGATCTTCCTACGGTAGATCCTACTGAATGGGAAGATGAAGAAGAAGATGGCGATTGATAAGAAGGTTGTTGCTACTGTAATTAACAGGGCTAATGGCTATTGTGAAGTATGCGGTGGCCCTGGGTTGGTTGAAAACATGGCTTTGCACCACCGCAAACTTAAATCTAGGGGCGGCAAAGACACTGTTTCTAACCTCATTTTGATCCATCACGGCTGCCATAATCTAAAAACCGATAGTATTCACCTGAAACCTGCAAGCGCAGAACAAAAGGGTTGGATTGTGCCTTCATACAGAGAGCCACACGAATTTCCTTTTGTGAAGCCTGATGGTTCAATTGTATTACTACAAAATGACGGCACTGAGGCCGTAATGATGGAAGGTGACTAATGAACATAAGTGTAAAAGGTAATTTAGGCAGTGACCCTGATCTAAAGTTTTCTAAAAACAACACCGCATACTGTAATTTTTCATTGGCTTACACACCACGCAAACAAGTTGCTGGTGAGTGGCAAGATGGCGAAACAATGTGGTTCAAAGTTGTTGCATTTGGTACAAAGGCTGAAGCAATTGCAGACACTTTTAGAAAAGGTGACACAGTTTTAGTAACTGGTGAATTGGCGCAAAGCACTTACACCGACAAAGAAGGAAACGAAAAAACTTCTATGGAGATTACAGCCAAAGAAATAGGTTTAGTTCCTAAACTGGGAAAGCCAAAGACAGGTCAATTTGCAACTAAGGAGGCAACACCATGGTAGATGATCTAATGAGCGCGGCTGAGGTATGTGAGCGCTTGAACATTACATTAAATAACTTACGACAGATCCAACACCGTAAGACATTGACATGGGTGCAGAAGTCAGGCCGTAATGTGTACTACACAAGAGCAGATGTTGAGAACTATTTTTCAAAGCGCACGGAGCGTAATCAAGGCTAACATCTTCATGTGATCGTCATTGAAGAAGAAGTAACCGTGGCTCAGATAGATGAATGTCTGAGTCATGTTTACGCCATGCTTAAAACAGATGAATTTGGCAACCGCATGGATTGGCGCAAAAAAGAGATGCTTACAGAGCAATTAGATGAATTGCTTGATGCTCGTCTTAATCTTGTAAGAACAGGTAAACCATGAACAACACACCCTTTGATGGAGTAATGCTTTTTATTGTGCTGAGTTTATTTATTGCAGTAGTTGCAATGTCATTAGGAATTAGATAAGTTACGCGTACCTGAT